CAATAAATAAAATTCGTCTAATAAAAATTTTGAGTAATCAGAAGAAAGGCCGAAAAAATTCCACCCCAAAAGCAATGTTAACCATTACTCTTTCTCCTGACGGGGCTATTACTTCTTTTACAAGATCTAGTTTAGGTTCGTTTTGTAACATGAAATTTTTAATATGTTTTGAATCCATAATTGGCATATTCTCAATAAATTTACTAATGTCTCCTCTATCTGAATTACCATCAATATCAACAATCATTTTAGATAATCTTAATGTCGCAATTGGAGCCGGTCTACCAACAGGATATTCACTAACAATTTTTTCAATTTCAATTGCATCTCTCATTATAAGAAATTTTAATCTTACTTTTGAACCGCTTCTTGGTAATGTTGTGGTTAAATAACCATCTGTATCAGGTTCAACTGATGTTTTATTAATATTTAACTCATCAAGTAAAATAGTTGCATTAAATTCTTTGTTTGTTTGTGGGTCCGTTACACTTACAACATATTCAGGACCAAACGATGTATTTCTTAAAAAGATCAATAAAGCCTCAATATCACCATCTAAAAGTTCTTCAGGTCTAAGGTCTGTTTCATATAACTTATTTCTTAACAAAGGTAAAACAATTGATTCCTTAATTGTTTTGTTTGGATTCATATTTAAAAGTGTGTTTTCATCCGCGGCAGTTAAATAACCAATTTTAACACTTTTCTTTTTAGAGGCATAAAATTTACCTCCAGATGGTAATGTCACCACATCATGTGGTAAGCTAAAATCCATTTGACCGTATTGTTTTGAATCGTTTTCCATAATCGTATTTTTATTTTAAATATAAAATCATTTACTTTTTAGTAAATAAAAAAACCTATACGGATTTCTCCATATAGGTTTATTATAATATTAGTGTTAAATTCTTAGTAAACTAAGATACATCTATCCATTCGAAGAGTTGCTGTAATATCAGCAAGAGCATCTTGTGAATAAGATAATGAACCAAAGTTCACATCCGTCATAAATGTTCCTTCTAAAATCCATTTCTCAACTACTACACCCGTTGGGTCTAACATTTCTATGTCAACATTCTTTTTATAACCTGCGGCATATCCCATACGACCTGTAACAGATTCAGCACATAAACGAACCCATTCCATCAATGCTTGAGCTGCTGAAGGACCAATAGGGTCTCTAAATTTAACTGTAATTGGATCCCAGTTAAATCGTCCAGCAACATACGTAGATGTATTTAAGAATTGTATTTCCGTTCCGTTAATTTTAATTGATGGTCTTGAAGCACTTTCCACGAACCATTCGTTAATTCCTAGTGGACTAGGAAATCTAAGTATGAATCTATTCTGGCGTTTCGGTTCATACGGAACTGGCATTTTCATCAGTAAATCAGCCATATTTTTTTTGTTTTAGTTTTAGTTTATTTTTATTATAAATATACACCAAACAAAAAATTTCTATTTACTTTTACTTTTTTTTCAATAAATTACATCTAGAACTAGACATTACTGGATTTTTAATATTAATACTTTCTTTTTATTCCTCCTGCTGTTAAATAAGTATGTAATATATCTTCGTCTTTATCTTTGAAATGTTTCTTCATAGTATCTACATTTCTTACATCGTCATCTGAAAAACCAATGTATGGTGTAAAATAATTACTTATCTTGTTTTTCATAAATGCCTTCTTTTGCAAATGATGAGATATTTGTTTTACATATCTAATAAAATCTTCCATTGCTTTTATCTTACCCTGTTCAGGATTAGTTTCGGCACTTACACCAAAAGACACCGGATGAACACGACATAAATCTAAATAACTTCGTATAAGTTGGTCTTTATTAAGTTTATTTTCATCAGCCAAATCTCTATATCTCATAAGGTTTTTAACCAATTTATTTGAATCAATTCCATTTTTATTGGATTTAATTAATTTGTAAACTGCTTGTTTAAGAGCCGATGGAGTATGCCCTCTTGCCGTAATGATTGAAAAGATTGATCCATTATTAATTGCTTCCACAAAATCATCCCATGCCGGTCCAATTGGGGCAACCATACTATCAGTTAAAAACTTTCTATCACCTAATACCCCGAAATCCTTGAAGGCATTTGGATGAAATCCAACAATTGTATGACCATCATAATTAAATGGAGTCTTACCGACTTCAGTTCTGTGTTCAGAAAAATCCTCAGTTGACATACCTACCGTATTACCTTCATCATCTAAAAGATAAATTTTTGTTGGCATATACATTAGGTTATCATCCCAATCAAAGGAGTAATATTTCATCACCGGAGTTGAATTGTCTTGGACAATTTCACTAATAATTTCTCTAACAAGTTGTTTATGTTCCATAATTTTCTTACATTTATAAATACAAAGGTAATAAAAAAAGGGAGAACTTGTCTCCCTTTTCGTATTTTTTTTTCATTTTTAAGATTAAATGTCCTCAAATGATGCTCCTGTAGGTGTGATATAGAAGGTAATATCTATAAATTCTAAGGATCTTGTTGGTTTAATGTAAATCTTACCTGTCATTTGATTTCTATCTAAATCAGCAGTATCTGAAGAAACTGTTACTCGGAAATCATATAAACCTCTATCTCTTCTGATAGCATCTAATATTGGATTTACTGAGTTTAAGAAATCTTGTCTTACTTGTTCGTCATTTTGATCAAACAACAATCTCACAGAAACTGCTGAAATCAATTTACGAGCTTGTAATAACAATCTTCTTACGTTAATTCTATCAAGTGCTGATTCTCTTACTTGAAGAGTTTTGTTACCCCAAATTACAGTACCGACATCTGAGAAGGTTGCAATTGGGTTAAGTCTTCCTTGGTAAAGAGTATCTCTATCTTCTTGAGTTAACTTCTTACGTGCTTTAATTGAGTTCACGATACCTCTTGTATAACCTGCAGCTGCGAACCAAGGGAACGCAATGTTATCAGTTAATGCCAAGTTTCTTGTTACCTCAGCCGTTGCCGGAATGTAGATTTGAGTATTATTAACCGTATCACGAGTTAATACCCAAGGGTAGTAAGTAGCCGTATAGTTAGAGTCAATTCCTGTAGTTTCCAAATTATCAACCGCTTCTTGTGGGTAAATCAACCCATCACCACCTGTTGTGGTTGGTAAGAATAGATTGTAGTCAGGAGTAGTTGTAATATAAAGTGAATCCGCTCTATCGTTCTCAATCATATCAATTGTTGCCTCCACTAAATCACTGTTATTAACGTAGTCAATACCAGGTGATACAAATACGTTGATGTTAACTGCTTCAGGATTAGCAAATGTTTGAATACCTAACAAGTATGCATAGTAATCAGTATTTGCGAAATCTTGAGTTCCATCACCAACTGCGATTTGTTTGAATGCTCCCCAACCAACTGCGTTTGGATATCTGTTATCAGGACAAGCACCATTCAAGTAACCTGATCTACCTAACACATATCTATCTCCGTTAGTTCTATATTCTCTATAGATATCCCAACCATCAAAACCACCTTGTACTAATAAAGTGAATTTTCTTGAGTAAATTCTATAGTAAGGGTTTGTTGGATTGTTTGGTTCAGATGAGAAGTTAGCATCACCCACATCAAATCTTGGTGTTCCTGAAGTCGTAAACGCGTCTGAAATTGTAATGCCCGATGCGTCTTTATCCATGTGGAATCCTTTAGATCTGTAGTTCCATTCACCACCTTCAAGATCACAAGTTGAAATAGGGTTTTGTTTACCAATATATTCAAAATAGTTACCATCCCAACTATTATTGTTAGAAATACCTAAATATGTTCTTCTAACATTATCTCCGGGACTTTGTATTGGTGCTGCGAATGGTGGGTTGAATATAACTTCACCAGGGAAGTCATATTTTGTTTTATAAACAGGGAATGGCGATGTTGCCGAACCATATGTTCTAAAGTTAAATCCTTCAAATCCACAAGGTAATGCATCTACAGGAGCATCTTCATTCATTTCTACCATTACATACGTAGAATTAAGTTGGAATTCTCCATCCAATGAACCGATTTTTTTAGCAATAAAATTATTTTGACTTGGATCCATACTACAGTTTGTGAATTTTTCCACAACAACTGGGTTTGTATCTGTATCATAATAATCACGAACAAACACATCAAAAGTACCATTTGCGAATGAAATGTTCCCAATAGAAATTTTAATTTCATAGTTAGCGGCATCTCCATCAGCAATTGTGTAGAACTTAAATAAGTTATAAACTTTAGTACCTCTAAGTTCAGAAACAATCCATGGTGAACTTGGTGTTTGATATCTGTCTAAATACCATGCGATTGAATCACTAGCATTACTTTGAGCAGAATCTAAATCAACTAATGTAGGTCTTAAACCTCTAATGAAACCTTTTCTCCATCCATAATTTAATAATGCTTGGAATCTTTCTTCAACAAATAAAGGAACTACATTTCTTGGTTTACCAAAATTAGTTCCACCAAATACTTTAGTAAGGTATTGTGCGTCTGATGTTGAGAATGATGCTTCAAAATTAAAGTTAACACCATCTTTATTTGTAACATTTACACCAAATGGTAAATATGGGTTTTGTAAAACACCTGAGTATTGACCTGTCATGTTTAATGAAACGTCATTTAAATTAGGAACTTCATATACTGGGTTATTACCATCAGCATAAGTTGAGATCCCTCTTGATCTGAATGTTGCAACAACCATATTATCATAATTGGTATATGATGTACCAGTATAGTAGTAGATTACACCCATTACTGATCCTGAATAACACTCAACAGGTACAGGAATTGTTGTAGTTGTTGTAGTTGTTGGAACAGGAGTAACACAAGGGTTAGTTGTTGTTGACGTTGTTGTAGGTGCCGTAGTGGTCGTTGTTATTGGTGTAATGTTTGTAACACCTGTAACGATTGACCAAAATCCAATACCTGTATAGTTACCACTACCATCCTCATTAAATAAAGAATAATACCAAGATGTATTAGCTCCATCACATAATGTGTTTTGGTCAAACGGTATTGCAGGAACACCATATACATTTGTTGTTGCGGTATATGTACCGTTCACAGTTAATGCACTATAGTCATTACCATCAACACTACCAAAATAACTAATATTAGTATCTTCAGCGGTTAAAGGGTTTGAACTTGTAATAACCCCAAAGATTAAATCTCTAATGTTACTGTCCAATGTTGATGTTCCACCTTGAGGTGTCTCATAACTTACATTAAGTAAATCTTGAATTTCTGTTGGGAAATTACTTAAATAATCTATACTTGTTGTTGAATTAGTACATCCTGTAAAATCAACCACGAATGGTAATTCTAATGGTGTAACACATACAGGAACACATGATCCTGACGGTGTAACAGCACTAAAACAATTAACTCCGATTGTAGAACAATCTACGTTTGCCGTAGTTACGATTGACCAAGATGGACCAGCGTCATAACCTGAAAGTCCTAAGATTCTCGTTACGAATAATTGATTAGATTGTTGTAAATAAGATTTTGCGATATACGCAGCCTCATATTTTGGGATTTGTGTGTTCACAAATTTTTCGGGTACAGTTCCTCCAAAATAGGTTTGGAACTCGTCAAAATTTCTAATGAAGATTGGTTCGAATGCGGGACCCTTTAAGGTCTCACCTGCGATACCTAAAGTTGTAACACCAACACTTTGTGCTACAAAACTTAAATCTACTTCAGAAGTATAGACGCCTGGTGATACAAATACTTTACTATTAGCCATTGTCTTTTTTTTTGTTTATTTAATTTATTTCTATATAAATATTAGTTTTTTACGCAAAAACTTTACTTATTGTAAACTATTTATATTTTGGTATGATTTAATTCTACCTTTTTTCTACCTATGGATAAAGATACTAAGAAGATAAAAAATTTGAAGATTTCGGTTGACGTTCACGAAACCCTAAAAAAGTATTGTGATAAGCGTGGGATTAAAATGTATCGGTTTTTGGAAAACCTGATAATGGAAAAATGTAAGGAAAAAAAAGATATTTATGGAGAAGATTAATTACAACAATTCCTGATTGAAAATAAGAAACGAGGTTTTGTTAGGAAATTGTTTGTAAATGATTATTTTCAAAGTGTCCCCACGGTTAATTTGTATTTCTCTAACATCGTTCCCATAATAAAGACCATTGATATAAACTTCATACCCTGACGGAGGGGTTCCGTTTGATACGTTATCACTGTCAACAAATTTTAAATTAACATTATAATCAAAAACTTCGATGACTTCGTTTGCTGTAACTCCAGTTGCGAAATCATATCTTTTAACTGAAGGAGGATTTGGTTCTTCCTTTTTTTGTCTTTTTCTTCTTGTTTTAGTTTCCGTTTCAAAAATCTGAAAAACTCTTGTAATTGCTGGAGTTATTTCAAATTCATCCTCATCAATTAGGAAACCCAATAATGTAAAGGTGTATTTTTGAATATAAAATTTTCTCTTTTCAAGATCCAACACTGATTCATCTGTTAGATCATTCATTACGATAGGAATGTAGTGTCCTTTTATAACTTGGTACGCCTGTCTTGATGCGAACTTTTCAAGAACAATTTGGTTGAACTTATTTAGTTCTCTCATTCTATTACATAAGATAGCCACAGTATATGTTATATCAACAGGTACCGGCTGAGGTATTTTGTATATATCCATCCCGTGTCTTTGTCCGTCCCATGTTGGTACTTTCGCGTAATAGTATTGTCTTCTATTTGGTATGTTCCATCTTAATGCCGGATTTGTTCCATATTTTACTTCGGGGGTTCTAATCGTTGTAATAAATGGGGGTTCAGCGTTTTTATCTATATTTTGAAAATCCCACGTCTCAACAAATTGAGACCAGTTCTGTGTGGTAATCATAATATCAACAGTTGGAATTAATGATCCTTCGACAACACATCTTAATTCATCCTTAACAAAATCTAAAAATCCACGATCTAAATCGGCGTGCAATAAAGATTTCGGAAGATAAGTCCCATCTTCTGAAATCATATCCGCAATCTCATGTCTTCTCGGAGTTAAGATTTTTTTCTCAATCAGAGGAATACTTTTTTTTATTTGTTTTGGGAATCCCATATTAACTCACTAAAAATATTTTATCATCTAAATTTATCATTTCAACCTCATTTGCTCTGAAAATTGGTTCTCTTGTTTTTTTAATTACAAATGTATCATCCAAATAAGGATTATATTTAACAACAATATTTGATTCGGGTGATGGTATATCATCACAAGGAAACTCACAATAATCAAGTAATGTTCCCGTTACATAAGCGTGAACATTTTTTTGTTTTACTGATCTCACTTTTTCTTTACCTTTTTCCCCCACTAAAAACTTAACATTTTCCAATCTAACATAATCCGCCTTTAACACTACAATACCACCAAAGGTAACGGAAAACATATGTCTTGTTATATCATAATAAACTTTAACTTGTTTATTGATTAATAAATTCGGATCACCTTTAATAGAATAAATTAATTCTTTATTTTGTATTTCGTTTAATATTAGTTTCATAATCCTCTAAATTCATTCGGACCAACAGGTGATGCCATTATCGTACGATAAAAAGGTTTATATCCTGCGTAGGTATGTTTATTGTCAGATACAACACGACCATCATTATTAACGGTGTAGTATCTAACTAATGTCTCGGTTTCATAGTAACCTATATAATCACCAAAATTAATATCGATCCCTAATTCATCCAACGTTTTTTGATAAACAGAAATTTTTATATTTCCTGGTTCCATTTGATCCACTCTTGTTGATCCTAACATTTTGTTTTCAGGGGCCATAACTTGAACAAACCCATTAAACTCAATTGGGGGTAAAAACTTAATTCCATCAGAAACAGTTTCACCATACACGTCATCGGTTTTTGTTTTGTATCTATCAACACGATATAATACACAAGTGAAATTCATATCACCAACCAACCATTCCTCACCCATTGAAATGTCTAAGTCAAAATCGTTTGATCCAAAAAATTTACCTATCCTTGTAATAGGAACTTTATTTGCCATATTTTCGGTATTTATTGATAAATATCTTTTTTATTGTTATTTTTATTAAAAAGGAAAATTTGGATATTAATCAATCATTAATAGAACGAAAAGCGTTAGAATTGTTAGACACCTATTCAGGTGCCAATAACTATATTCTATACCTTAAAACTAAAAAAGAAA